TTTATTTTGAAAGTAATTAATAAAAGTATTGAGGGTATGGAAACTAAAGTAGATGTACTTGATGAAAAAGTATCTGCTCAAATATCAGAAATAGAACAAAGATTAGGTCAAAAACTAGACTCACAACACGGTATCTTGGTTGCTCTTATAGACAGGGTGCGGTCTGTAGACAATGAGATAATTAGACAAGATACTTTGCTAAAGACTATACTTGGTGTACCACAACTTATGCATACTGACAGATTAGCAAAGGCAGATAGAGATGACCAAAGAAAAGATTAATAAAGAAGAATTAGAAAAATACAGACTTACAATAACTATAGTTTTTATAGGTTTTGTATTATTTTTTGGAATTATTGCTGTAAATTTAAAAGCAGATACTATAACTCATAAATTTAAAAACCCATCTTTTAGTGGTATTAATACCTCTTCTCATTATTTAACTATTGAAAACCAAGAGTTTAATAGAAAAATGAGTATTAAAGAAGAAATAAAAGCTATTCAAGAACAGCTAGAAAGAGATAAAGAAAACACAACACTAGCAAGGTTTATAAGAAATTTAGAATCAAGAATATACGCACAACTATCAAGACAGCTTGTAGAAAATTTATTTGGGGAGACACCAAGCACAGAAGGAACTTTAACACTTGAGGGAAACACTATTCAATATAGTATTGAAGATGGCGTTATCACTCTAATTATTACGGATGAAAACGGAAATGTCACTCAAATACAGCTGCCTATTGGTGATTTTAGCTTCTAGTTGTAGTTTATCTCCAGTAGATACTAACTTACAAAAAGGTAAAATTTTACCTAGTATTTTACAAATACAATCTGAAGAATTATTAAATGTATCACAACCTAAAATACCTATAGTTGTAGCAGTATATCCTAATAGTTTTACTGACCAAACAGGACAAAGAAAAAGCAATAGTGAGTTTGCTTTATTTTCTACAGCGCTTACACAAGCTCCCAGTCATTTATTAATTAGAAGTTTAAAACATACAGCAAATGGTAAGTTTTTTAGAGTAGCTGAAAGAGTTGGGTTAGATAACCTAACTAAAGAAAGACAACTTATACGTTCTGCTAGAGAACAAAATGAAGCAAAAGATGGACCTAAACCTATTATGCCTTTATTGTTTGCAGGTGTGCTTATGGAAGGTGCTGTCATTGGCTATGATACAAATATAAAAAGTGGTGGTATCGGTGCTAGATATTTAGGAATAGGTACAAGCAAACAATATCGTATAGATAATATAACAGTTGCTTTACGTATGATTTCTATAGCTACAGGAGAAGTATTAATTGATGTTTTAGTAAGTAAACAAATCTATAGTTATGGCCAATCACAAGATGTTTTTAAATTTATAGAGGTAGGCACAGAACTTGTAGAAATAGAAATGGGAGATGCTGAAAACGAACCAGCTACATTAGCTTTACAAAAAGCTATTGAGCAAGCAGTTTTGGAAATAGTAAAAATAGGTTATGATAAAGGTTTTTGGGAGATTAAAGATGAATCAATTAAAATTGATAAGCTTAATTGTGATGCTGACTGCATTGACGACATACGCGGCTGATAGCGAAATTTATGTGGACCAAAGCGGGGCAACAGCTAATATAGATTTAGAACAACTTGGTTCTGGGAATATAATTGGAGGTTTAAATTCTGTTGCAGGAACGTTAACTGCTTTAGATTTAGATGGTACAACTATGACATTAGATATTAACCAAATTGGCGATTCTAATAAGTTTTTAGGAGATATTCTTGGCGATACTGTCACAGGATTTTTTGAATTTGATGGCGATAGTAATACTTTTACTATTCAAGGCGACCCTACAAATACTTATGGTATTGACAATACAGACTATAATGTTGATGTTACAGGTAGTACCAACACATTTACATTAGACCACGGCACAACTGCTTTAGCTGCGACTCTTGATTTAGATTGGATAATACAGGGTGATGGCAACACTTTTGACTTTGATATTAATTATGATGGTGCTACTAACTATGTTGATGTTGATGGTGACAGTAATACTTTAAACTTTACTGGGTCTGGTTATGCCGGAGGTTATTTTTATTTAGACCAAACTGGTAACAGCAGAACCTTTAACATAACACAATCAAGCACATTAGATAATGACTGGCTTAAAATTATATCTATCGGTAATAGTGGTACTGTTTGCGTCATTCAAAACGACCAAGGTACAAGCACAAGCTGCTGATATTGGAGACATATCTGAACTAAACGGTTCAGCACAAATAGTAAGAGACAAGCCTTACGATGCTAATTTAGAATTTGCTATTCAAAGCAATGATGAAGCTATTACTACTAATGGTAGAATGGCTATCACCTTTTTAGATGAATCTACAGTAAAACTTACCGAACACTCACAACTACTGATAGATGAATACATCTATGACCCTGACCCTAGTAAATCTAAAATGGCTCTTACCTTTGGCTTAGGTACAGCAAGGTTTATCACAGGCAATCTTAACCGTATAGACAAACAAAATATAACTCTTAAAACACCCACGGCCAATATAGCGATACGTGGTACTGATTTTACGGCTACAGTAGACGAATTAGGGCGCAGCCTTATAATATTGTTACCAGACGCTTTAGGGTTTTCTAGTGGAGAAATAGAAGTAGTTACAGCTACAGGTAGTGTTTTACTTAACAAACCATATCAAGCTACTACTGTAAACGTATTTGAAAATGCTCCTTCAAAACCTGTAATATTAGATTTGACGCTAGATATTATAGATAATATGTTAATTGTTACACCACCAAAAGAAGAGCAATTTACGCAAGATGAAACTACAAGCACCAAAACAGTAAATTTATTAGATTTTAACGACCTTGATATTGATTATTTAGCAGAAGATTTTTTAGAAGATAGCAGTTTAGAATTTACCGAGTTAGATATAAATTATCTTGATATAAATTTTTTAGAAGATTTATTAGATGTGTTAGATGCTTTAGCTGTTGAAAAAGAAGAGGACCAGCTTGTTTCAAATACTGGGGTAAACATAACAGGAACATTAATTGGCCAGGATGCAAATACACAAATAACCACTATTGTTACAGGTCAAACGATAAGTTTGAGAAGAAACGTAAGTGAATCTGTACGACTAGATTTAAATACAGCAAGTGGTTATACAGTTATACTCATACAGGATGGAGTTTCTAATATCGTAAAAATTAACGGCGGAGGAGATTCTGTAATAACTATAAGGCAAAGTGATTAAATGAAAAGACTATTATTACCTATACTTATATTATTAAGCTTACCATTATTGTTTCAAAGCACGCCTACAGAAATATTAAAACTTAAAACCTTTGATACTTTTATTAAAACACCAGAGGCATCAGGAAATTTTGTAATACTAAACATTACAGAAGAAGATGTAGAGCGTGAGGGAGGCTGGCCTTTACCTAGACAAAGATTAGCAGATATACAACTAGAAATATTAGGCAAGGGTGCGTTAGGTGTCGGATGGGTAATAAGTTTTCCACAAGCAGATAGAATGGGAGGAGATGCAAGATTTGCCAGTTCGTTAGGTTATGCTCCAAGTGTAATAGCTACGTTTGAAAACGGTAAAGGCGTATATCCTAAAACCACAGGTACAGTTATTAGAGGCCCGGATGTTGGTGGGTTACAATCAACAGGAATAAAACAAAATTATTCTACTTATGATAAAGTTATACAGGGTGTTGCGATAGCACCAACAGAAGTTGACCAATTAGTAAGGCGGATTCCTCTAATATTAAAAACCCCTAATGGTTGGTCAGCTTCATTCGGTACACAAGTTCTTAAAACATTAACAAACACACCAACATATATACTTACAACAAACGAAAATGGTATACAAGAAATAGCTGTTAGAGGTTTGCCACCAGTAAAAACAGATAGTTTTGGTCGTAAATGGATTAGTTGGGTAAATACAGAAGAAACTAATTTACAAGAAATGAATGTAAATGGTAAGTTTGTTTTTGTAGGTGTTACTGCAAATGGCGTAATGCCACAAATTGCAACCCCTGTCGGTTTATTGGAACCACATAAAATTCAAGCTGCATTAGCAGAATCAATTTTAATACAAAACTCACCAACTATTCCAGATTGGAGTTTATCTGCAGAATTAGCTATTTTTTTATTTTTTGTAAGCCTGTCGTGGCTTGTGTTGCATTATTTAGGTATTACCTATGGTGTAAGTATGGGTATTTTTCTAATGTGTTGTGTAGGGTTTGGCGGTAACTCTTTGATACAAAGTGGCTATCTTATTGATGTTACATGGACATTAATTTCACAATTTATTACAAGTGCAATAGCTTTTTATTTAAGATTTAGAGAACAATTTAAACTTAGATTGCAAATTAAAAAACAATTTGAACATTATCTTGACCCAAGACAAGTTAAAAAATTACAAGATAACCCGGATTCTTTAGTGCTTGGTGGTGAGCGTAGATACTGCACGTTTCTTTTTACTGACGTAAGAGGCTTTACTGCTATGTCTGAAAAACTAGAGCCAGAAGAAGTTACTAAAATTATGAACAAAGCTCTAACAATACAAGCTAATGCAGTAAAAGAGTATGGAGGTATGGTAGATAAATATATAGGCGACGCTATGATGGCCGTATTTAATGCCCCTATTGACTTACCAGGACATGAAACTGCCGCAGTATTATGTGCTAGAGATATTCAAGAAAACATTAAGAAAGCAGATATTAATGTTGAAATAGGCGTGGGAATTAACACAGGTTTTGCATTGTTAGGTAACTGTGGGTCTGAAGATAGGTTTGATTATACGGCTATAGGGGATGCGGTAAACCTTGCAGCTAGACTAGAAAGCTCAACTAAGGAAGTTGGAGAAGATATTGTAATAGGTTATGATACTATCAGTTCAAGTAATTTTAGCAACGAGGTATTGTTGAAAGAACTTGATAGTATTTTTGTAAAAGGTAAAGAAAAACCAATTAAAATATATACATTACAAGATGGTTAATAAAAAAATGACAGTAAATGATGTTGCAGAAAGACTTACAAAGCTAGAAACAATATCGCACGAACGTTGGAAAACTGCTTTTAATGAGTTTTCTGACATCAAACAAGAAATAACTTATATAAATACAACTATAAAAGCGGCAACCTTTGGGGTGTTTGGTTTTATTGGTGCTATAGGTATTGCAGTTTTAACGAGGTTTTTAATATGAAGGGATTACTAAAAAACATAGTAGGAGCAGTAGCACCTACAATAGGTTCAGCAATGGGTGGACCTCTTGGTAATATGGCTATGGGTAAAATAGCGGAAGTTTTAGGTGTTTCTAACGACCAAAAATCTATACAGCAAGCAATACAAAATGCTACACCAGAACAAATGATGGAGCTTAAAAAAGCTGAACAAGAGTTTGAAGTACAAATGAAAGAACTTGATGTAGATGTATTTAAGTTAGAAGTAGCTGACAAACAACACGCTAGAGGTATGTTTAGCAAAGACTGGACTGCTAGAATTATAGGCTTATTTACTATAGGTGGCTTTATGGGTTACATATTTTTAGTAACTATTCAACCACCAGAACAAAACAGCGAAGCACTTATTAATTTAGTGCTTGGTTATCTTGGAGGATTAGCAAGTGCAATTATTTCGTTCTATTTTGGAGCATCTAATACCAGCGACAAAAAGGAGTAATATGAAAATATCAAAAGAGGGTTTATCCCTAATTAAAAAGTTTGAAGGTTGTGAACTAGAGGCTTATCGTTGTGCAGCTAATGTTTTAACAATAGGTTATGGTTCAACTAAGGGTGTAAAAGAAGGTGATACTATTACCCAAGAAGAAGCCGATGAATTGTTATTAAACGAAATGGAAGAATACGAAGGTTACATTAATGATATGGTTGAATGTAATCTTAAACAACACGAATTTGATGCATTAGTTTCATGGGTTTTTAACCTTGGGCCATCTAATTTAAAAAATTCAACTTTATTAAAAGTTTTAAATACTTCACATCCAGATTGGAATGACATACCAGCACAAATACGTAGGTGGAATAAAGCTGGGGGAAAAACACTTCAAGGCCTTGTTAGACGTAGAGAAGCAGAAGCTTTGCTATTTGAAGGCAAAGAATGGCATGAGGTGTAACTAATGCCACTTAACAAGATTTTATTTAAGCCAGGTATTAACAGAGAAGGGACTGAATACGATAATACTGGAGGTTGGTTTGACGTAAATCTTGTACGTTTTAGAAAAGGTAGACCAGAAAAGTTTGGCGGTTGGTCAAAAGATAGTCCTAATAGTTTTTTAGGAACTGCAAGGGCTTTACATGCTTGGAACTCTTTAGAAGGTACAAAGTATTTAGGATTAGGAACTACTTTTAAATATTATATTAAAGAAGGAGACGGTTATTCAGATGTTACCCCCATACGAAAGACTACAACTAATAGTGTTACTTTTTCTGCTAGTGATGGCAGCTCTACTATAACTGTAACTGATACTGCTCATGGCGCTGTTCAGAATGATTTTGTAACATTTTCAGGCGCTGTATCATTAGGTGGCAATGTAAACTCAAATGTATTAAATCAAGAATATCAAATAGCAACTAAAATTAATGAAAATAGCTATACTATAGAAGCAAAAAATACTTCTGGTGTTACTGTTACAGCAAATAGCTCTGATACAGGTAACGGAGGGTCTGGAGGAGATGGAGCATATCAAGTCAATGTAGGATTAGATGTTTATGTGCCTTCAAGTGGTTGGAGTTCTGGTACTTGGGGAGAAGGAACTTTTGGAAGTATTAGCGCTTTAAGCGAAATAAACCAATTAAGACTTTGGACACATGACCACTTTGGCGAAAACATTATAATAAATCCTAGAGCTGGAGGTATATATAGATGGGTAGAAAATAATGGCCTTACAACAAGAGCTGTAAATCTTTCTACTGTATCTGGTGCTAATTTAGTACCAACAAAGGGTTTGCAAGTTATTACATCAGAAATTGATAGGCATTTAATAGTTTTAGGAGCAGACCCAATATCAAGTGGAGCAAGAACTGGAACTATAGACCCTATGCTTATAGCTTTTAGCGACCAAGAAAATGAATTAGAGTTTGAATCTTTAATTACTAATACTGCTGGAGATTTAAGACTATCATCTGGCTCTTCTATTATTGGCGCTACCAAATCTAGACAAGAAATACTCGTTTGGACTGATACTGCTTTATACAGTATGCAGTTTGTTGGGCCACCTTTTACATTTGCAGTTAATCTTATTAATGAAGGTACTGGTCTTATAGGACCAAAAGCTGTAGTTACTTCAGCGGAATCTATATATTGGATGTCTTCAACAAACTTTTACGCATATACAGGTAGCGTTAAAAAAATACCTTGTAGCGTTCATAATTACGTGTATGGCGATATAAACTTTAGTCAATCATTTAAAATTCATGCTTTTACTATTACTGAAAAATCTGAAGTAGGTTGGTTTTATTGCTCTGCAAGCGCAAGCGAAATAGATAGATACGTTATTTATAATTATGAAGATAATATATGGTACTACGGACAATTAGAAAGACACGCTTGGTTAGATAGTGGTATTGAAGACTACCCAAGAGCTACTTCTGGAGGCTATTTATTTGAACAAGAAAATGGTTTTAACAATGACGGTAATCCTATGACTGGAGTATTTATAGAAAGTTCAGATTTTGAGGTTGGAGAAGGTCAACAGTTTGCGTACATACAAAGAATGTTTCCAGATTTTAAATTTTTATCTAATTCTGAAGCAGGTAAAGTTAATGTGGTTTTAAAGACTAGAAATAATTCAGGTGAAACTTTGTCAACAAACTCTACATCTTCTATAGGCTCAACTACAGGACAGGTAAGTCTTAGGGCTAGAAGCCGTCAGGCCGTATTAAGAGTAGAGTCAGATGATGATGCGGATGGTAATGATAATGTAGGTTGGAGACTAGGAGCTACTAGGTTAGATATTAAACCAGACGGCAGAAGATAGTGGCAAAATTACTACCAACAAGTCTTCCCCTTGCTCAAGGAGACATGTCTTCTGAAATTTTTAATAGATTAGTTAGGATTCTTGAGTTAAACTTAGGACAGTTCGACCCAAATCGGACGCCGCAGTTCAACGAAACAGAAATTGCGCAATTAAACTTTTTAGAAGGTGATGTGATCTGGAATACTTCTCAAGGAGTATTGCAAGTTTATATAGGAAACAGTTGGACTCAACTACATACACCCAACTCACCTAATAATGGTTTTAAGGCTACAGCTTCTTTAGGTGCTGTTTCTGTTATAACAAAAGGCGATATAGCAGTAAATATAACAGTAGCTTAAATTTTAGGATATTTTTATATGTTTGCAAGACAAAAGATACAGGAAGAATCATACAAGCTTAAAAACTTATTGCTTGGATTTCCTTCTGATTGGTTTGTTAACAAAAAAACACTTAAGTTAGCTAAAAAGTCTTTACCAAATATAATATATTTTTATAAAAACATTGGTGTTAATAATCCAAAAGACATTCCTCTATATAAAATTATAAAAGAACCTTTAAAAGATGTTTATACAGTTCCTTTGTTTTCTGAAAGTTTTTGTAAAATATTGTTAGATGAAATAAAAAAT